CCTTCCAGTCGCCTTCCCACAAGCCTTTGGCAATCTGGAATCCACCCGAGTCTCCCAGCATGAACGTGCCTGGTTCACGATTGCGAACCATGTCTTCTGACCAGTCTTGTTTGGTCAAATCTAAATTGGCATGACCACCTGAATACAGGCTCCAACGATATGGAAATAAGGCCTTTTGGCTGTTGAGCCAGTTCATTTGTTCCATGTCTGTGAGTCCTGCAGGAAATCTTGCAGGATCCACATACTGTTCGTTGCGTTGCTTGCCAATGAACGTGGCGTAGAAGCCTGAGATTGCAGGCAAGAACACAGCATAGTCATTCTGCTTGGCAGTTAGATTGTCTTGGCTCACTTGCTTTGTGCGGGTAAAATATAGTTGTAAACAGCCACACCAGAATCCACTGTGATCTTGGCAGCACCGTCATCGCTGATGCGAATAGTTTTGTCTCCGGTCAGGGCCATGATGGCCATGAACTGTACGGCTGGCCAACTCCAAGCACGTTTCAACTGACCATTCACACCTGCATGAAACACAAAGTTACCAGCGTGTGTTGAGTGATCACCAAAGAAAAACTTCAAGTCACCATTTTCAGTTTTGGCCTGAAAGTTGGGCTCTTCAGCATTGGCCTGTGCTTGCATACGCAGTCGCTGGATGGCAGCCACAGTGGGCTCAAATTCAATGTGCCATGTGACACCTTTGAACTTGGGTGTTTTGAGTTTGTCATTGACCACGTTGGCTGACATAAACCGGTATGTGTTGCGGAAGTCTCCTCCAGCATTTTCAAACTCAATACCGTCAGGCTCACCTGTGGCTTTTTTGGTCAAGCCAAGTTTGGCATTTTCTTTATACTCTTGCAAGTTCAACAAGATTTTCAACTTGTTCAAGTTGGGCATGCCAAATGTGCCCATGAAGTCTGCGTGTGGATTTTTGAATTCGCCTTCCAGCACCACGCTCAAATCTTCTGCCACGCCCACAATGGCTGTGCTTTTGTCGTCACCAGTGATTTTGATCAAGTCAATGCAGCCAAGATCGTGTGTGTGTTCTACCAGGTCTTTAAGATAATCTCTCATGTATACTCCTATGTTGTATGATTATATAGATTTTTTTGCTAAGTTGCAACTATTTTGGCCAGGCTTTGGCCACCTCTGATTGATGTTATTTCTCCAGGCTTTTTCAATTCCATCCATGACACATCAACTTGTCCACGATGAGTAGACACAATTTCAAAACCCAAAGATTCGGCATGTGCTTTTATTGCTCTTGCAGGAGTATAGCATGCGGCACCAACTTCGGCCAATGCAATTCCATGTGCAACATCACAGTCGTTGTAGGTGAACAGCACTGTGCCTCCAGGTCTGAGTTTGGTGTAAATGCTGTCAAGATATTGGCACAATACCTTCATGGGTTTGTAGTTGAAATAGTTGTAGGCAAATACAAAACCAAATTGATTGCTGGGCAACTGCCACAACACATCTTTATATGCATAGTCATCAATCACATAGGGTCTCAGTCGACGTTGATATGCTTCGGGAAAACGTTGCATGGCAGGAACCAGTAGTTCTTCGCGCTGATCAACCAGATACAATGGATCCAATGCCACCAAATAATCAATAAATTGTTCCACTCCCGGATGTATGATCATACCAGGCAGTCGCCAGTCTGAATGTTTTAGCAGTTGATGTTGCAAAAATTCACGACTTTCTTCATTGACAAATCGCATGTTGTGTGCTTGATCGTTATTGCCCAGACGCCGATTCAACAAATATTCTGAAGGGTAATAGCGTTTTTCTCCGTCATACAAACTTTGACTTTGTTGGTAATATTCTGGTTCTAATTCAAAAATTTTCCTGCGAAGATCATTTTTGATATTGTCAACGGCTTGGTGTATGTTGGCAAAATTTTCAGACACACTTTTTACAGAATGATTAAAGTCATTGGAAAATGTATCTACGTATAGTGTGGGACTGGAAATGGCATGGTTGACCTCTTGAAATTGATTCATTGCCGCGCGGCATACTAGATCTAGATTGGTCTGATCTAAGTAATTCAAACACTTGACTATCTCACTCAGCTTCATTCAAAAGAAAATAATGATGTAAATGTGTTTTCTGTGTTGGTGGCGGCTGCCAGGTCCCAGTCCAACACACCCAACAAGTTATCAATCTTTTGATCCACCACAGTGGCTTCCATTTCTGAGTCGTCAAATGGCAATTCCTTAAACCACTGTGGCAAGTGCATCTCGTCTGTGGGATAACCAATTGATGTCCAGCCAAGAGCATTGCTTCTGAGTTTGCACACAATGGTCTTCATGCCGTCGACCACCTGCATACTGTAGTTGTCTGAGTTCATTCTACGCAAGTTGTTCCAATTCAATGCTGCTCGCACATGCCCTGGCATGTTGGCTTTGCCCAGGCGTTCTTCTTCTTTGCCATACTTGGTCAAGTTGTTCACACGCTTGGGTGAGCCTTTTTCCCAGCCCGGTCGCTCTTTGAATTCATACTTGAACTCACGCACACGTTCAATGATTTCGTCACGTTCGGCACCAGACAGCACTCTATTTAGAATTTCCAACAGGAAGTCTTGAATAACTTTAGGAGTGTCACTTCGTTTCAAGTCTAGTCCTGTTGCTTTGGTCTTGCCAATTGCACCGTTAACATCCAAGCGTTTGTTTTCAATGTCAATGGCGTTGACTGCATAGCGTTTCTTTGTGATGAACAATCCACGGTCTGCCACTGTTTCACGTCCGGCCTTGATCAACTCGCCCATGTCTCTGGGGCAGTGGAAAGCACGTTCCATGAATGCTGGGAATGAGTCGTTTACTTGGTCTGCAATCGAATCGTATAACTGAATACAGATTTCCTTTGACCATTCCATGCGTCCTTCGGCAACTTCTTGTTTGAGCACTGGCCATGCTGAGAAGTAACAGGAGTCTGTGTCACCATAAATCACTGCCTTACCAACGTGGTCATATTCACCTGTGATGCACTCATTCAAGTATGCATCCATGTGTTTGGCAATGCTACGACCGGTCAGGGTAGTTGATTGGCCAATTCGCTTATCAAAAAACCTACAACCAGGATTAAGAATAGCACCGTACAAACTGTTGAGGTTAATCTTCTTGACCAGTTGTCGTTTGTCCCAAAAGGCAATTTCTTTGGCATCTTTGGCCTCCTTCTTCTTGGCCTGCAAGTCTTTGCGTTCAGCATACCAGCGTTCCAGCAGGCCTGGTATAACGCCTTTCTTTTCGTAGGTGAATATTGTGCCATTGGCTGATAAAATCCAAGGTTGATTTGAATCAAATAGCATATACCAAATTTCAGCGGCTGAGTGTACACTTTCCTCACCTGACTGCCAGTCAATTGTAATCTCTGTGCCACGTTGCTGTTCCATCACCGCTGTGTATTCTAGACTAGCAAACACGCCTTCCCACGCAGCCGCAAATGAATCGCCCTTGGCCATTTTGTCTCGGATGTATCGATCAGTCATTACAGGTCTCAGTTGACCTATAATGGTTTCAGGTCCCATGTTCAAGGCACGAATTGCTGAAGGATATAGACTGTTGATGTCTACTGAGCCAATCCACTCATGTAATCCTTTCTTGGGATAGGCCACATAAGCACCTGCGGCCTGTGTGTCCTCGTCTGTGAGTCGCTGTTGCCGATTGGGCACAACCATGCCACGTTCATGTGCTTCGTTGATAATGGCCTGTTCTGTCACAGCCACAGCACCCATTGTGGTGGCCAACAGCACTGTATTAGCATGTGCCAATTCGCTGGCCAGTTCCAAAAAGCGTAATTTCTTGTCCAGTTTGTCCAACAGCATGGTATCTTGCCGGTTGTATACAATAAAGGTCCGGAAGTGTTGATTGTATAGTTGATCCAGTGTGCCTTCAAACTGTGTCTTGCGCTCACCTAGTTCATACTCAGCAATAGCATCCAGACTATAACTATGGCGCTCTTCATAAGTGTATTTGCGATACAGTTGCATGTAATCCATATGCACACGACCCACCAAGTCATAAGTTTCATTCTCAGCACCAAAGCGTTCAAACATGCGCTTCTTGGGAAACTGTCCCCACAAACAAAAACGTCTGGTATCATCTTTGCTGAGCACTCTGGTGATACGGTTTATGGTATAGGGTATGTCATAGCCCTCTGAGTTCCAACCTGACAAGATGTCTGCATCATCAATGAGATCCAGGAATGTTTTCAGCATCTCTGTTTCATTGTCGAACAACAAGGTATTCTCAAACTCCGCACAGATCTCACGAGCAGTCTCTGCACTCATGTGGCGCGGTGCCACCACCAGTGTCACAAGTTGCTCCAACCAATTCAAATATACCGATATGGCAGTGATGGGATTGAAAGGATCTTCCACAGGCGAGAATCCACGCACTGGATCAAACGCAACTTCAATGTCAAAAAAAGCTGTGTGCAAGGTGGGTGCGTCTTGATCTTTGTAGTTTTCCTCAAAGCAACGGAATATGGGATTGATATCCGATTCGTAGATCTGTCGCCCGCTGTGTGCTCTGACTTCCTTGCGGAACTCTTTGTTGTTGCGGGTGCTGAATCTCGACACAGGTGTGCCATAGATGCTTTGAAACTTACCTCGGGGGTCGTCGTAGTAGAACACATAATTGGCAGGATACTCTCGATACTGCCTTCGGCCGTCTCGGCGTTCTACAACATGAATGCGATCGTGCTCACGATCAAATAGTGCGTCAATATAACTCATTGTTCTCCGTTTGTGGCCGGTAAAGCCTTGCTACATGTTCGTGACGTGAACGACTCGTTGCTGTTGAAAGCAATATTTATAGCGTCTTACCCACTGTTTCAAGAATTGTTTCCAACAGTTCTTGATCTTGTTTGGTTTTGCCAAATTCGGCCTTGTGTGCTACTCTAATGGCCTTTTTTAACACAGCTGGTTTGATTTCTAATTCTTCTGCAATGGCTTTAATAGTGTCGGTCAGGCCACCTTGCAGGGTGTCAATCTCGTGCATGACAGCCATGCCTTCATTGATGATTTGGGTGAGTTTGATTTTTTGTTCGCCGTTGAATGTTTTGGTATCCATGTATACTCCTAAAACACAAGTATAACACAGAAATTCAGTTTGTCAATAGTAATTTGCTCACTCTGGATGTTCACCGTAGCGAATGGTTACTGATCTGGGCAGCAGCCGCCCACTCGGTCCTAAGGCTGAGTTCTTTGCAGTGATTCATTCAAGCCTTGAATCACACGTTGTATTTGTTTGAGTCGTTGATATAGTTGTTCAGCTTCACGGCCAGCATAGTAAGCACTGCCTTCGGCACGGTCATAATAGGGATCACGATTCCGCTCAGCATCAGCCACCAGTTGATCAATGTTGGGATATTTGGCTGTCAAATCACGCTGGTGTTTTTCAGCATCAAATTTGGGAGGTATGTATGGTTTGCTTCTAGCATCTGCACGTGCCAGACCTTTTTCTCGCTTGGCAATGTTTTGATCGGCTGCAGAAACTGTGGCAGGATCATCACGGCCAAAGAATCGATCCATTTGACTTGTGGCCTTGGACAAAGCAGCCTTTTTGCGATAGTCGCCTAAGTTAACTTCGGACACTGGCTTGGTTGGCTTTTTATCTTTGGGATATCTTTTGCCAGCCAATGCGTCTAATTGATCTTTGGGTAATTTTTTGATCCAATTAGGATCATTGAATGGTTGTGGTTTTTTAGTAACCGGACCTTCTTTGACCATGTAGTCTCCGGCTGTGTTATCTGAAGGTGTGTAGCCTTTGTCGGCTGTGTGATATGCGGCTGGGTTGCCTTTGTCTGACAACGGAGTTTTATCTAAGTAATTGTTGTTGTATTCAGTATCTGACACACGTTCAAGATTAAACTCGTAGAATTTTATACCTTTTTCTTTTAGGAACTTTTCAAGCGCCGCCGATGCTTGCCCTGGAGATTTAAAACTGGTCCCCAAGTTAATGTCTTTTGTAACTGTGTTCCCATTGACTTTGAAAGTAACATGGGCAACAATAGCTGGCAAGAAATCTTCGCCAGAAGGAGCATTTTGTGCTTGTGCAGCGCCACCGCCCATGGCCATTGAGCCTGCCAGGGCTGCGCCTCCCAATGCTGACTTCCAACTTTCATCTACACCTTGTTCTTTTTCTTTCTTGCGACGAGCAAAGTAATCATTCTGTGGATTCTTTGGCTGTGGTTTTACAGGCTTGCCAGCATCTACATCACGCTCACGTTGGCGACGACGTTGATAATCAGTTTCAGCCTCCGCCACACCTTGCTTGCCACCTATCAGCCAAACTTTAGCAGGTAATCCTTTAACATAATTTGCTGTGCCCAATCGTGTTTTGCCACCTATTAACCACAGTCCTTGACTTGTTTTTAGTATGATA